GGGCTCCGCCACCCACACCGCCGACGTGGCCATGGTGGTGGACCCCGTGCGCACGTTCTTGACGGAGGAACCCGGAGCCCGCATCACGTTCTTGGGGGCGGGCGTGCCCCGGGGCTTGAACCCGGGCCCGCGCGTCACCGGCCGCCCCGCGTGGGATTCCTTGGCCACGTGCATGGGCCGCTTGCAGGACATGGCCCCGGACGTGGTGGTGTTGCCGCTTGTGGACCACCCGGCCAACGCGATGCGGGGCGGCACGGCCGCGTTGCTGGCCGCCGCGTGCGGGGCCGCCGTGATTGCGTCCGCGCGGGGTCCATACGCGCGGGACTTGCGCCATGGCCACACCGCCCGCTTGGTCGCGGATAGTCCGGATGCGTGGCTGGCCGCGTTGCGCACCATGGCCCACATGCCCGCGCTGCGCGATGCGCTCGCGGTGGGGCTCCGGGCGTGGGTGCGGACCACGCGCACCATGGACCACACCGGCCCGTTGTGGGCGGCGGCGGTGACCCCATGAGAAGTCTGAGCGCACCGGCCCGGCAAGCGGCATTCGCGCAAGAAACCGGCGAAGCGTTCGTGGCGTTGCTGATTATCGACCACCCGACGCTGGACGCCCCGTTGCGGTTCGTCAACAACATGGAGGACGTGTATTCCACCGTCGGGGGTGTCGCGGAGCCCCAACAATATTTCGGGTGTCCGTTCACCGTGAATCTTCCGGAGGAACGGGACGACCAATTGCCCACCGTCACGTTGTCCATTGACAACGTGGACCAAGCGATTGTGGCCGCGATTCGCGGACTCACCGGGGCCCCGACGTTAACGTTGTATATCGTGTTGGCCAGTAGCCCGAATGTGATTGAAGCCGGGCCGTTCGTCTTTCAGTTGACCCGGGCCCAATACACGGCGGAAACCGTGTCCGGCCAACTGTCCTTCCCCGACGTGTTAAACGAACCGTTCCCGTGGCGGGCGTTCACCCCGAACGATTGGCCGGGCGTGTTCGCGTGATCCCCGCATGGGTGGCGGCCTACGTGGGCTTGCCGTTTCGCAAGAACGGCCGGACGCGGGACGGGGTGGATTGTTGGGGCTTGGTGCGCTTGGTCCTCATGGAACAATTCGGCCGCGACGTGCCCGCATGGGATGGAGCGCACACCGGCCCGGACTGGCCCGGAGTGGAAGCCGCCGTGCGGCGGGGACTCCAGGACTGGACGCCCATTGACGTGGCCGACGCGGCGGTGGGGGACGGCGTGGTGTTGCGCGTGCGCGGCGTGCCGCTCCATACCGCCGTCGTGGTAGACGTGGCCCCGCTCACCGTCTTGCATATCCTCCCCACGTTGGATTCCGTGTGCCAGCGGTTGGACACGGCCGCGTGGGCGTCCCGCGTGAGTGGGGTGTATCGGTGGGCCCGGTAACCGTCTGGAGTCCGCCAGCGGGCGTGTCCGTCGTCGCGGCCACGCATGCGTTCCGCACGCAAACCGTCACGCTGGAAATGGAAGCCGGGGCCACGCTGGCCGACATGGCGGACCGCGCGGGCATTCCCGCGTGGGTGCCGTGTCGGGCGTGGATTGACGATTGGGAGATTACGCCCCGCGCCGCGTGGGCCCACGTCCGCCCGAAAGCGGGCCGCCGCGTCACGTTGCGCGTGGTGCCCGCTGGCGGCGGGGGCGGGGACGACAACAAGGGGCTCCGCACGTTGCTGATGGTCGTGGTGCTGATCGTGGTGATTGCGTTGGTGGTCCTCACGTCGGGCGCGATTCTCGGGGCGTTGGGGCCCCTATGGGGTGCGCTGGCCATCGGCGTGGGGACGGCGGTGTTGCAAGTCGGGGGCACGATGGCCATTAACGCGTTGCTGCCCCCACCCAAGCCCAAGCTGTCCAACTTGTCCAATCCCGGGGCGGCCGCCCCCACGTACGTGTTGACGGGCACGCGCAACCAACTGGCCCCGTATCAAACCGTCCCGCGTGTCTACGGACGGCACCGCTTGTTCCCGCCGCTGGCCGGGTATCCCGTCACGTGGTCCAACCTGGACTACCAGAACCTTGGCCAAATGTTCACGTTGGGCTACGGCCCGCTCACGATTGAAGATTTGCGGATTGGCGACACGCCGCTTGGCGACTTTCTCGGGGTCAATTTCGACTTCCGCGCGGGGTGGCCCGGGGAACCGCCGTTGTCCAACGTGGGCAATGTCCGGTTCGAGGAATCGCTACAAATCGAATTGCCGTTGAACGCACCCCGGACGCACGCGGGGCGGCCGGACTCGGATTGGTACTCGTTGGAAGTCACGTTCCCTCGGGGCTTGTTCTACATCGCGGAGAAATCCTCAATCCCGCACACGCTGACCGTCGTGGTGCGGGTGTGGATCCGCGAATTGAACGCGGCGGGCGTGCCCGTGGGTGACTTCACCGTGATTAATGACTGGACGTTTACGGAAGCCCGCCGCGAAACGCTCCGCTTCACGTGGGAATTCGCGTTGCCCCATCGGGGCTACTACGAAGTCCAGTTGGAGAAAATCTATCCGCCCCCGTTTCCGGACTTCCCGATCCCGGACACGGACCGCGCGGACATTGTGGGGTGGACGGCCCTCCGGTCCAGCCGCGCGGAGGACCCCATGCCGGTGGACGGCATGGCCAAGATTGGCTTGGTCATGCAAGCGAGCGGGCAATTGTCGGGCGTCATTGACCAACTGAATATGGTGGCCACGTCCATACTGCCCGATTGGGACGGCACCGCGTGGGTGTGGCAAGCCACGCGCAATCCCGCGTCCATCTATCTGGACATTCTCCGGGGCTCCGCGAATGCGCGGCCCATTCCGGACAGTCAAATTGATTGGGCCGCCTTGCAAGCGTGGCACGCCGACTGTGCGGCCCGGGGCTTCACGTTTGACGCGGTGTTTGATTCCGCGTCCACCGTCTTTGAGCAACTGTCGGCCGTGGCCGTGGCGGGCCGCGCGTCGTTCACGTTGCGGGACGGCAAATACTCCGTGGTCACGGACCGTCCGCAAACCGTGCCCGTGCAGTTTTTCACCCCGCGCAATTCGTCCGGCTTCAAGGGCACGAAGTCGTTTGCCGACGTGCCGCACGCCCTCCGGGTGAAATTCATCAATCCCGCGTCCCGCTGGCAATTGGACGAAGTGATTGTGTATGACGACGGCTACTCCCCGGCCACCGCGACGAAGTTTGAAGGACTGGAAGTGTTCGGGTCCACGTCGTCGGACTTGGCGTGGCGGCACGGCCGCTATTGGCTGGCGTCCGCGCGGTTGCGGCCGGAAACGTATTCCTTGAACGTGGACGTGGAATACCTCGTGGCCACGCGCGGGGACTTGGTGCATGTCCTCCACGACGTGCCCGTGTGGGGACTGGCCGCTGGCCGCATTCTCCAGTTGGGCCCGGCCGGGGGCGGCACGGAAATTTTGATTGACGAACAACTAGACATTCCGTCCGGGTCCGCGTTGGCCCTCCGGGTGCGCAAGCAAGACGGCACGTCGTGGGTGGGCACGATTACCGCGTGGCCGGATCCTGAACACCGCGTGTCCCGGTTATTCACCCCCACCGCGTTGGTGGACGTGAACCCCGGGGACTTGGTGATGATTGGGGCCGTCGGCCAGGAAACCGTCCCGTGCATCGTGAAGATGATTGAACCCGGCCAGGAATTGACGGCCAAGCTGTCCTTGGTGGACGCGGCCCCGGAGATTCACGACGCCGACACCGGGCCCATTCCGCCGTTCACGTCGCACATTACCCGCTATCCGACGTTGCAACGCTTGCCCCCGCCCGCGCCGCGCATTGTCACCGTGCGGTCCGACGAATACATGATGGACGCGGGGGAGCCCCGCGTGGTGGTGTCGTTCGAAATCCCCCCGGACGCCACCCGCTTGCCGCCGACGCACGTCCAAGCGCAATACCGCCCGGCCGACTCCGGGGCGTCGTGGCGCGACTTGCCCACGTTGACGACGCCCGCCACCGCGTTGGTGGTGTCCCCGGTCACGCAAGGCGTGGCGTATGACGTGCGGTTGCGGTCCTATAACGCCCTCTATTCCCTCGCGTCGGATTGGGTGGTGGTGTTGGGCCACGTCGTGGTCGGCAAGACGACGCCCCCGCCCGCCCCCGAGGGGTTGACGTTGGATCCGGACGAACAGGAATTGCGGTGGCGGTATCCGGCCCCGCCCCCGGACTTCGCGGGCTTTGAAGTCCGCTACGCCCAAGCGGCCGGGGCCCGATGGGACGAAGCCCAACCGCTCCACGACGCCCTCGTGGCGGATACGCGGTTCCATCTTCCGCCACTCACCGGCACGTTTACGTTCCTCGTGAAAGCCGAGGACACGTCCGGCAACCAATCCGCCGACGTGGCCGTGTATGAGAATGTCCTCCAGGAAATCGACTACGCGGCCGCCGCATTCCCCGGGACGCTCATTAACTTGACGCCCCACGTCGGCCCGGGCGGCAACGAAGTGTGTTCCATTCCCGGGGACGACCCGCTGTTTTGGGCGGCCGACACGCACGTGTTTTGGGGCGCGGACACGGACTTGTTTTGGTCCGCCAAGCATGGGCCCGGCGAGTATGTCACGGCCGCCGACTTCACCCCCGCCGACATGGGCACCACGTTGACGTGGGACTGGCACGCCACGGCCCCGGGGTGGTTCCTGGAATACTATTCGTCCGGCGATTCGTTGTTTTGGTCCGGGGACGGGGAAAAGATATGGACCACCGACGCCGCGCCGTTCTGGAGTGGCACGCCCGCATGGGCTCCGTGGCCCGGGGCTATCACCGTGCACGCGCAACGCTACCACTTCCGGTGGCGGTATCAGGGGAACGGGGGCGGGTGTTTGGACCGGGCCGTGTTGCGGCTGGACGTGCCCGACATTGACGAATACATCCCGAACGTGCCCGTAGACGTAGCGGGCTCCCGCATTCCCGTGGCCCGCGACTACCGCGCCATTAAGACGGTCCTACTCACCGTCCAGCAAGGGGCCCCGGGAGAAACCCTCCGCACGGCCACCGTGGTGGACAAGGACCCGGACGACGGCCCATTGGTGCGGTTGAACCTTGTTCCATCGGGCACGGCCACGGCGGGAATCGTGGACGCGCACATACGCGGCTACTAGACGGAGGACTGACGTATGGCATTGCCGCCCCCGGGGTACTTGTCGGACCCGACGCGCACCGATAGCCAAATGAAAGCCGCGTTGGAAGCGTTGCGGGACGCGATAGCCGCCCTCCCGGGTGGATCCCCGCCCGCGTCCATCCCCATTGCGGGCGGATCCGTGACCCCGAGTCCGGCCACCGGGGACGTGACGGTGGACACCGAGGGCGGCACGGCCGCCGACGACTTGGCTAACTTGGTGCCCACCAACTATTCCGACGGGGCCGTGATCTACGTGCGCTCCACGGATGCGTCGCGGGACGTGACGCTGAAACATGCGGGCGGGGGTGCGGGCCAATTCACCATGGCCAACGGCCAAGACGTGGTGTTGGGCACGCCCACGGAGTGGGTGCAATTCCGTTTGAGTGGGACCACGTGGGTGGAAATGGCGCGGAGCAATGTGCAAGCGTTCCCCACCGGCACGTACTTGTGGTGGCCGACGAATACGCTCCCCGCTGGCGGCTACTTGTTCTGTCGCGGGGACTTGGTGTCCCGCGCCACCTACGCCGCGTTGTTCTCGGTGATTGGGACGACGTTCGGGGCGGGGGACGGCACCACCACGTTCGCCTTACCGTCGTTCAAGGGCAAAATGTTTGTGGCGTTGGACCCGGCCGACGCCGCGTTTGACGCCTTGAACAAGCAAGGCGGGGCCAAAGTCGTGACGCCCACGTGGTCCGGATCCATGGCCGCGTCGTTTGCCGGGGCTCCGTTGGCGGCCCATCTTCACCAATTGCCGGTCCTCTCAGCGGGCGGGCCATGGTCGTATTGGGACAACATTTGGGGTGGCGCGGCCGCTGGAGCCCCGACGCAATATCAAGGCGGCTCCCCGACGGCGGCCCCGTCCGTCCGGCCGTATTCGGAGCCCGTGAGCGCGGGCACGCCAGCGGGCACCGTGTCCGGTACCGTGTCCGGCACCGTGTCCCCCGTGCCGTTGCTGAATCCCTACGTGGTGGGCGGCAACGTGATTATCAAAACGTAGCGCGGAGGACTGGACACCATGGCACTTCCGGCTTCCGGGTATCTCTCCGACGCATCCCGCACCGAAGGGGAAATGAAAACCGCGTTGGAGGACCAACGCGACGTAATCGCGTTACTCGAAACCGGCTTTGCGGCGGGGTGGGTGAACCCGCTGATGGCGCGATTTGAGTATGTGAGTGCTACCCAATGCCGGTTGGCGGCCGGGTCCCTCCCGCAACGCATCGGGGGCGTGTGGACGTTGAAGTATGCCCCCACGGTCACGTTGGCCAATGGCGGCTTGGCCGCCAGTCAATACTATTTCGTCTACGCGTTTGACAACGCGGGCACCCGCACGCTAGAGGCGTCCATCACCGCGCACACCGCCGACGCCACGACGGGTATTCAGATTAAAACGGGGGACGCCACCCGCACGTTGGTAGGCTTTCTCCGGACCAACGCCAGTAGCCAATTCGAATTCGGGACGGGCAATCTGTCGGTTCTCTCGTATTACAACCGTCGCCAAGTGGCCCACCAAACGTTCATCATCACCGACATTACCTTTGGCGGGGCCACGCCCGCGTTGATTGCGTCGGGGCCGAATTTCCTCCATTGGGGGGACGCGGCCGTGACATTCCATTGGAACATGCGGGCCGTGTATACGACGGCGGGCGGGGCATGGGTCACCACCCAACTAGACGTAGACGGGGCCGTTATGCCCGGCACGTCCATGTTGAATATGTGCCCGGCCGTGACGACGCCATTCGTGCCTGTCGGCGGATCCTTCGTGCACGGCACACTGGCCGAGGGCTTCCATAGTTTCGGCGTGCGCGGCGGGGTGAGTGCGGGTGTCGGCCATTGGGTGGGGGCCGCGTCCCCGGATTGCGGCCACGCGCAAGTGGTCGTGTGGGGGTGACGGGATGCGGACGGGCGTGTGGATCCTGTTCGGTATCGTGGTGGGGGCCACCGGGTGCGTGGCCCACGAACGCGATATGGCCGTGTACGACTTGTGGGCCAAGCGCGGCCAAGTCGTCGGGGACTTGGCCCATGTGTATTGCGAGCAAGGCGCGAAGCGCGAACGGGACATGATGGAGTGGGCCATCAATCGCGCGTCGTACCCCGCCGTCGTCACGATTGAATGCCGGGAGGACACGCCCCGCTAATGTTCGGCACCACGACACTGTGGAAGTGGATCCGCACCAAACTATCCACGGAAAGGGGGATCATACCCGCTCCACCGCGCAGTATGCCCGACACGCTCACCATTCACCCGGAGGACTCACCTATGGAACCATTCGTGGCCCTTATCACGCCGATGGCCAGCGGGGGCGGCGGCAATCCGCCCGGCATTTGGGGGCCGCCCGGCCCGTGGCCGACACCGCCGATCCATTTCCCACCCGCTTGGGGCGGCTCGACCCCGCCCGGCATTTGGGGGCCGCCCGGCCCGTGGCCGACACCGCCGATCCAGTTACCGCCCGGGTGGGGCAGTGGGAACCCGCCCGGCATATGGGGCCCGAATGATCCACGCCCCACCCCGCCGATTTACCTGCCCGGCAAGCCGGGGGAACCGCCCAACCTGATTTGGGGCGGGGGCAACGTCCCCATGCCGACGCCGCCAATCTACATGCCGCCCTCGCTCCCAGAGGGCGGGCCGGGCTCCCCGGGCAATCCATTGCCCGTGCCGCCCATGAATCTGCCCACGCAACCGATTGCCGGGGTGGTGCCGTTCTATATCTACATCCCGGGCCAAAACGTGATGGTCGGGCCGATCTACTCCAAGCCCGGGGAAAGTCCGGCCAAGCGGTAGGCCGGTGGTCGTGGAGCGGGCCCCGCGCGGTGCAGTCGGCCGCGCGGGGCGTCGGGGCCCCGACGCGTTGGGAAGGAACGTGGCGCGGTGGCAACGTATCGGTTATTCCCGGACTCCGAAGGACACACCTACATCGCGCGGTGTTTCGACTGTGGGTGGTTCGTCGCGTCGGGCGTCCGGGCCGCCATTCGCGTGGCGATTGTGGCCCACATGACGCACAACGCGGGCCACGTCTGTTACGTCCACATCATTGACTAGGCCGGGCGCGGGCGTCCGTTTCCCGCTTCGTCTTGCGGGCGTGGCATGCGTGGCACAACGGTTGGAGATTCGCCAAGGACTCCGTGCCACCGTCGCGTTTGGGCACGATATGGTCCACGTCCACGGCGGCCGTGATCCGGCCCGCCGCGCGGCACACGCGACACAAGGGCTCGGCGTGAAGGACGGCCAGCCGCCAGCCGCGCCACGTCGCATCGTAGCCCCGACGCCATGACGACGGCCGGTGGTCCGCTTGGGGCGGCACCACGTGGGTGTGGAGCGGACAATAGCGGGTGGGCGGTGTGACCAACCGGACACACTGTGGAGCATTACACGGTCGGGGCGGGCTAGTCGGCATGGAGGGGATTCCTTGCGAAAAATCGCCGTGCTAAATTTCGCGCGAACATTCGCCGCATTGGCCGCGCCGACGGGCCAGTTGTGCACACGTTATCCACGGGGATGTTACGCGCAGCATCTTTACAAGCCGTGGCGGCCGCGCGTACGGTGCCGATTCGAAAATACGGAGCCCCACCGAATGGGGCCGCCAATATCAACGGACCGTGACTCCGGGAGGAACCAATGTCCCCACCGTTCCGTCCGCTCCCGCCGCAACCCGCCGTCGTCAAGTTGCCGTCCGGCTTTGTGACCTTGCCGTGCCAACAATTCGTGTGGCTGGCCAGCGTCCGAAGTGTCCCCGTGCCGTCTATCGGGGCCGCCACGCGTGGGGGCGTGATCCGGCGATTGACGGGGCAATGGACCGCGAGTGTCGGGGATTCGCGTCTCCGCGCGTTTGTCGGATCCCAACTGGCCCTAATGGTGGCGTCGTTGGGCCCGTGGCAATGTGGGGAAATCTCCGGGGCCGCGTGGCACGCCCTCCATGAGTCGCAAATTCCGTGGATGCTGGCCGAACCCACGGAGGACTTGCGCATCGTGGACGCGAACACGGCCATGGCCCATTGGTTGGGGGTCGCCACGGTGCGGCGGTTGCTGCGCACGTCGTACCACGATTGGTTGGCGCAAGACACGCGGCGGTTTCTCCGCAAGAGCGGGGCGTATCTCACCACCGGCCGAACGCACCTGATGCACTTCCGGGATTTGCGCGCGACTGACGGCCATACGTGGCCCGCATTGGGCATGTCCACCCCGATTCTGGACTCCCCGGCCATTCGTCGCTACCTGTTCGGCATTACCATTCCCGCTCCGATGCTGGCCGGATTGGTCATGGACGCGGCCGAAGCCCGCAAGGGCCACCCCGTGGCCGTCCGCCACGCCCGCATGGATCCGGAGCCCGGCGCATGAGTGGCCACGAGGACCGCACGCCAAGTGTGACACTGACCACGGACGCCCCACCCGGCTGGACCCCGGAGGAATGGGACGCGGAGTGCACCCGTCGCACGGCCCAATTCTGGCGGCATATCCGCGCCGCGTTGGACCGCATGGAGCAAGCCCACCATGACACCACGGCCCCCGTACCCGTTCACGGTGACCCGCTACGCCCACCGGCCGGACCCCGACGTGCGAAAAGCCCGCGCGTTGGCCCGCAAGAACGCGCGGGCGGTTGACGAAGCCTACGGGTGGATTACGTCCGCCCCCGACGAACCGGGACGGCTGGCGCGGATCCGCATAAGCGCGGACTCCCCCAACGACGTGGTGCGCGAATGGGCCCGAGTCCGCTTTCGCGCCACGCTGGACGCCATGGGGTGGCGGCCGCACGAACGGGGGACCGCGCCATGAGTCCGCACCGGAGCAAGTGACTATGGATTCCGTGCAATGGACCACGCGGCAAACCAGGATCCTGCCCGAGTACGCGACGGAATTTCTCCACCACGTGTTGGTCGGCCGCGTGCCGATGATGGACCCGGCCGACGCCCCCACCGGCCCGCCGTCGGCGTCCGTGGCGTCGTGTCTCACGCCGAAGCCCGCCGCGCGGTGCGAATGCGGCATGTACGACTTGAAATGGACGGCGCGGCGGGGGCCGTACCAATGACCACGAGAACGTCCGGAGTGCGGTAATATGTTGGCTAGAGACACGAAAGCGGGGCCCACGGCATGCCAGGAAAGTCATTCCGTGGACCCCGCCCCCAAGACTACCGTCACGTCGTGGACGCGACGGACGCCCCGGGCCCTACAGTAGTCCCGGGCGTGAGAGGAACGCAAGACTTATGGACACGCCCCGTCGTCGCATCGCGCGGGGAGCCCGCCCGGCTACCCGCCCCACCATGGCCCCCGACGCCACGGACGCGGTGTATATCCGCGTTTCCACCGTGGAGCAAGGGGACGGCTATTCCCTGGACAGTCAAACCCAACGCGGCATTGCCTTGGCCAAGGCGTTGGCGGAGAAGTCCGGCCAAGTCCCCGCGTGGACCGTGTACCAGGACAAGGACTCCGGATCCTACGCGCAACGGGCCGACTTCGTGCGCATGACCAACGCGGCCAAGATGGGCCGCCACCGTCGCGTCATTACGCTGGAACCAGACCGCTTCGCGCGGGAATTGGTCACGCAAGAGTCCATCATTGACGACTTGCAAACCCATGGCGTGGCCGTCCACTTCGTCAAGCATGACTTTGACGACACGCCCGTGGGCACGTACATGCGGCAAAACTTGGGGGCGTTGGCCCAAATGCAACGCGGCCACACCAAGGAAAAGATGATGGACTCATTCCGGACCAAAGCCGCATCCGGCAAGAACCCGACGGGACGGCCGCCATTTGGCTACCGCTTCGTGGACGCGGACCGGCCGACGCCGCGCACGTTCAACCGATTGGGCCGCGTCGTGGCGTTGGACCGCTTGTGGGAAGTGGACCCGCTGGACGGCCCCACGGTGGAGCGCATCGCGGCGTGGTACGACACCCCCGGCCCCGCGTGGGGCGTCCGGAGGATTGTGCGCGAAGTCATGGCGGCCGGACTGGCCGCCCCGGGCGGCCGCCGCTGGCACCATTTGTCGGTGGTGCGGATCCTCCGCAATGAACGCTATACGGGCACCGTGCATTGGGGCAAGACGCGCAAGGTGAAAGCCCCGAAAGACAGTGGCCGCAAGCATGACCGCGTGAACGTCCCCCGGGAGGAATGGGCCACGATTCCCGCCGAACACTTCCCGGTGCCCGTGTTGATTCCCCGGGACCAATGGGAACGGATCCAAGTCCGGTTAGACAAGGAAGCCAAGAAAGCCAAAGACGGCCAGCGGGACGGCCGGACGCCCAAGGACGTGGCGTTGCTCCGGAACATTGGCCATTGCGCGTGCGGCCGCGCGTTCAGCGTCCGCCGCAACGGGGCATACAAGATTCCTTACTATCTCTGTAATTCGCACCAAGACGCGGGGGACACGCCGTGCACCGAGTGCCCGCGCTACGGCTGGAAAGTGGCCGTGGTGGACGCGGCCGTGTTCGCGGCGGTGGAAGCGTTCTATGCGGACCCGGCCCGCGCGTTGGCCGGACTCACCGCCGAAGCCGCCGAAGCGCGGCGGCCGCATATCACGCCCGAGAAAACCTTGCGCAAGCGGCTGGACGCGACCAACGGCAAGATGCTGCGCTTGGTCCGACTCTACACGGACGGGGACCTTGACCACGCCACGTTGAACACCCGGAAAGCGGAGATTGAACAAGAACGCGCGGGACTCGTGGCGCAACTGGCGGCATACACGCCCGCCCCGGAAGCCAAGACGTTGGATCCGGACCGCTTGAAGCGGGACGCGGCCCGTGTTAAGGGATTGGCCGATACGCCCCAAGCGCGGGCGGACGTGATGCGCGACTTAGTGACGGATTGCGTACTGAACCGAACGCACGCCCACATTCGGTTGGGCTACAAGGACCCGTCCAACGACATGCCGGAAGTGGAGCCTATTCCTCGGTGGTGGTGCCACTTCCGGGAGGGGAGCGGTCCTCAGTATTCCCCGCTAGTTAACGGCTTCATCTTGCCGCCCGTCCCGCTCCTGGGACGGGCCCCGGTGGGAGTGTAAGCCATGGGCGTGTCCGCGCTCATGGTGTGCGACGGGTGCCGGGCGCACATTCGATTTGTCCGCACGGTGTCCGGAGCCTACATGCCGGTGGAGCCCACCCCGCAAGACACGTGGTTGGACGTGCGGCCGCAATCGGCCACCGCATTGGCCGCGTGGCGGATCCGCCACGGGTTCGCCGCTGACGGCCGCCATTCGGCGGCCACCACGCTAGTGGACGAAGCCAGCGGGGTGACCTACACGGGCGTTGTGTGTGCCCCGCCCGCGTTCGGGGAGCCCGCCCCGGACGGCCACCGGCATGTGCGGGGGTACGAACCGCACTTCATTCGGTGCGACCAAGCCGCGCGGTTCCGACGGAAGCGGGCTCCAGCGGGGCCGCCACCGTGAAACCGGCCCGCCAAGTCCCCGGCGAGTGGTTGCTACTCGTGGCCCGGCACCGCGCGGTCCGCGATTCATGGTGGCGTCGGTGGTGGGCGTGGGTGGTGGGCTAGCCATGCCGTGCCCCGTGCGCGGTTGCGGCTTCCCCAAGGATCCGTGCCCATGGCACCCGCCCGTCCACGGCTACGCGGACCCGGCCCGCCGCGTGTCGGCCGATACCCGCCGCGCCAACGTGTTGGACCGCTTGAAAGCGCAAGAGTGGGTGTCGGGCCCGGATTTGTGCCACCCCGACGTGGGCGGGAGTGAAGGACTCCGACGACTCCGCGAATTGCGGGCCGCTGGTTACGCGATAGAGAAGCGCAAGCGGATGGAGTCCGACGCCTACGAGTACCGCTTGCGATGAACCGCCCGCCCCGTCCGCCCCGCCGCGTCCCCGAAGTCCCCGCGTGGATCCGGTGCACCGGGTGCGGGAATTGGTGGTGCACGATTCACGGGTGCCACGTGCACGACTGCCCGTGTCCGCCCCGCGCGGAGTGGGTGTCGGATCCCTACCGCGCACGCGGGGATCAACCGCGTTGACCATGGAAGGCGTCTTGGCCAAGGGCTTGACCTTGTGGGTGCCCGTGCCCGTGCAGTCGCGCAACGTCCGCCACGGTCATTGGAGCAAAGCCGCGTGGGCCGTCCGCCGTCGGCGGACGTGGACCGCTGTCTTGGCCCGCTCCGCGATGGCCGACATGGGCCCGTTGATTCCGCCCGCCCACACGCCGAAGCGGGTCACGTTCACGGTGCACGTGGGCCGCTTGCTGGATCCCGACAACGTGGACACGAAGCCCTATCTTGACGGGCTCCGCGATGCGGGCGTGATCCACGAGGACTCCGCGACAAGCGGCCACGACTTCCCGCCCGCCGTCCAAGTCGTGGACGGCAAGTGGCACGGCGTCGTGGTCCGCGTGGAGATTCTGTAGTGTTCCAATCCGGGTTTGCCGCATTCGCGGAGTCCATCGGGGCCAATCCCGCGCACCCCGATATGTGGACGGACGCCCAACGGGCCGCGTATCGCGCGTGGCAAGTGGGCCGCTTCAAGGCACATTGGCGGTGGTTGATTCGGTTGGGCCAACCGGATTTGATCCGCCAGCAATCCGGCCGGGCCGCGTTGATTAACGAAGTCCGCCGCGATTGGGCCGCCGCGATGGCCCCGCCCCCGACGCACCCGTGGAAGTCGTGCCGCTGTCACCGCCAACGCTTCGTGGATCCCACCATGACGCCCGACTACCGGGACGCGGTGGACGACGAGGACGTGGCGGTATGGCGGGCGCGGGACCGCGCCACGCGGCAAACCATGCCCCGGACAATGGCCGTGGCCCTCTGCTATCTGGAGTCTTTTCGTCCTACCAGGAAAGGACCGACGCCATGAGTCCCACCGTGACCAAACCAGACGAAGCCGTGGCCGTCCGCCGCAAGTCGGTGCGCGATTTGATTACCGGCCAGCACGCCCAACTAGCGGCCGCGTTGCCTGCGCACGTGACGCCGGACCGCATGTTGCGCACGTTCTTTACCGAATTGTCCAAGACGCCCGCGCTCTACGACTGCACGCCCGTGTCGCTCCTCGGGGCGTTGATTCAAGCCGCGCAATTGGGCTTGGAATTCGGCATCATCGGCCACGCGTACTTGGTGCCGTTTCGCAACCGCCGACGCGGCAACATCCGCGAAGCGCAATTGATCCCCGGCTATAAGGGCTTGCTGAAACTGGCCCGCAATTCCGGGGAAATCTCCACGGTATCCGCGCACGTCGTCCACGCAGGGGACCACTTCCGGTACGCGTACGGATTGAACCCCATGTTGGAGCATGTCCCGGCCGAGTCCGGGCCCACGGTCACGCGCATGGCGGACGGCGTGGAAGTCACGTGGCCGATTACCTACTTCTACGCGGCGGCCCGCATGCGGGACGGCGGGTCCGAGTTTGAAGTCATGTCCTTGGCGGAAGTGGAAATGCACCGGGACCGCTACGCGGCCGACAAACGCGAGGACTCCGCGTGGGCCACCAACTTTCCCGAAATGGGCTTGAAAACCGTGTTGCGGCGGTTGTGCCGCTTGCTCCCGCAATCCGTGGAATTGTCGCGGGCCCTCGTGTTGGACGCCCACGCCCGCAAGGCGGAATCCCAAGACTTGGGGGCCCTCGTGGGGGTGTCGGGTTCGGAGTGGACGACCCCGCCAGCGGAGGACCCCACCGAGGACACGGCCACCCCGTCCCCGCCCCCGGCCGGGGATCCGGACGCCACCAAGCGCGAATGCGACACGCTCGCGGCATTGGTGACGGGGGCGGAACGCGCGTTCCCGCCCGATGACGTGAAGCGGTTACGGGACCAACATGTGGGCGGCAAGACGCCCGACGCGGTGACGGACCCCGCCGTGTTGCAAGACTACTTGGCCGCGTTGTCCAAGGTCCCCCGCCCGGATAAGGACAAGGGGACGCCATGATGAACGAATGGATCGTGAAAGATGAGGACGGCCGCTGGCACTACCAGGATTGTGGGTGCATTGAAGCCGACGGGGCAAATTATTGCCGCACGCGGCGGTTCAGTCCATTCGCCACGGAAGCGGCCGCCCGGGCCCATGCACTTGCGCTCGAAACCGCGCGGGGCGTGGCGTGCACCGCATATCTGGTCCCCCGGAGGGCCACGCCATGAACGAACCCAAAGACTGTACCCACCGCTTCACGGACATTCGGTGGGGTGTCCAGCGTGACGGGAAGTTTGGGTGGAAGTGTTCGTGCGGGGCGGACGTGCGCATTTCCGAAACCGGCCGACGCGTGGCCATTCCCAAGGGCACCCCACACCGGAGGGCGGAACGATGACGGAACCCAAGGACCATTTCGGCCCCACCGATTCCATGCTGCGCGTCCAGTTGACCCCGGAGGAAGTCACCGCGCGGGCCAAGGAATTGGCCCATCGCATGCGGGAGCGGGACCTACTCGTGGAGGACTTCACCGAGATTCGCAAGGGCCAGAAACAGGAATTGGAAACCCTGGATCGCAGCATTCGGCGGCTGGCCGATGCGGTGCGAACCGGCTACGAGGACCGCACGCGGCAAGTCGGCTTGTTCACGACATAGCGAACGAATCGGGGGCGGGCATGGCGGACCACAAACGGTGGGTGAAGATATGGACCAACATCCTCGACCACCCGCGCATCGCCTCGTTGCCAGCGGAGGACTTCAAGCGGTGGGTGTGGATCATGTCCGCCACGGCCGCGTACGGCACGGGCGGCACGTTGCGCGGGCCGGAATCGTGGTTCCGTCGGTTCCTATTCCTCCCCGACGGGGAGCCCATCCCGGACGCTATCGAGCGGCTACCGGGCATGACCGTAACGCGTGACGGTGCCACAGACGAACACATGGCGCACAACAACGGGCAAATGGGGGGTGTCTGGCGTGACGGTGATTACACCGTAACAGTCAAACACTGGCATAGATACCAAGAGGATACGACGGCGGCCGCACGCATGGCCGCGTTACGGGCTAAGAAGAGAATAGAAGAGAAAACCCCCCAAACCCCCCGCAAACCCCGGAAGTTTTCTCTTGCACCGAAGCCCGAACCGCCCCCGGCCGAACCGCCGCACGGCGGTTCACCCGGGCCCGTGGCGTGCGCCAACGGTGGGGCGGGCTATGGCGAAGCCATGCGGGAGGAAGTCAACCGCATCGGACGGCGGTTGGGCTTTGACGTGCCGCCGATGGACGGGCGGTAGGGTTCATGGCGCGGGCGGCCGCGCGTGCGGTGCACGGATCCGACGGGGGGAGGACTAAGCCATGGTGGTGGACTTCGTGGTGGGGACGGCCATTGTCGGGTTCCTCGTGTGGTTGCTGATCCGGTTCATTCCCATGCCCCATGCGGTGCGCGTGGCGTTGGTGGTGGTGGTCGCCGTGTGGGTAGTCCTACGCGGGCTCGCACTACTCGGGGTCCGCTTACCGTGATGGCCGAACAGTGGGCGTGTGCGTTTGTCCTCACGTTCGGGGACGGCGGCCCGGAGGAAGTCGGCGTGCTACACGTCGGCACCGAAGCCGAGTGCGATGCGGTGGCCGCCCTCACGCCCGCGATAGCCTACAGTGGCACCCGGCACCCGGTGACTTCCGCGCGAATCGTGGTGGGACCCGTGTCCACCGGGGACGAACGAAACGGGGTGCACGTGTGACCCCCACGGTCACACGTCGCGGGCGTGGCGGCCAGCGGACGGCATGGGCCGTTGGTCGCCACGCTGTCACGGCTTCACGGCCAGCCGGGGGTAACGACGGCCCGGCATGCGGCCGCGTGCAACCTAGGCCGGTTTCCGGCCCACGTCGTGGCGATTCTGGGCCCGTCGGCGGACCCGGTTCGGCCCCGAATCGGCCGGGCGGGCTCGCGGCCACGCGGCAACCCTCCCCCCGGCTTCGTTTTTGGTCAACGTGGGGGCCAAGAGAC